CATGACAGTTTTCGCCGATGAAGCCTGCGTAGCCGGTGACACCCGCATCGCCACGCCTTTCGGGTTCATTACCATAAAAGAGTTAGCCGAGAAGAAGGGCGAAGAACGATTCCTGGTTTATTGCTACGACTTCCACAAGAAGGACTATACCCTTGGCTGGGCCTTCGCTCCCAGGCTCGTCAAGCGGGCCAAAACACTAACCATTATCCTGGACAACGGGTCCAAGTTCACGGCCACAGTCGATCACAAAGTCTTGATGAGAGACGGTCGCTGGGCCGAGACGGGCAGCCTCAAGTTCGGCGACGAATTGATGCCCTTCTACCGCCTCTCGGCATCCACCAACATACGCCACACCCAGCACCCTCGCATATTCAGCTTTACGAAAGGCTGGATCAACGAGCGGCAGTTTGTAGACGATTGGAAGACGGGCAAGACCGCTCCTAACTATGAGAAAGTCAACCGGGTCATCCGTATGATCGGCGGCGGGCTAACCACCCGGCAAATCGCCAAACGACTGGAATACGATTGGTCCACTATTGAAAGTTGGATCGAGAAGGAAGGGTACACATCCAGAGAGGTTCGTCAGCTTTACAAGAACCCAGACCAGCGCCGTGTCATCGGTGTAGAAGTGGGACCAGAGCAAGACGTATACGACCTGAGCGTAGAAGATCACAAGTGTTTTGCCACGGATTGCGTTATCCTGCACAATTGCCAGAAGGACGAAGAAGGCAACATCTTCAAAATCCATACGGCTAACGACGAAATCCGGGAAGAGGTCGAATTCCTACTCCAGCATCGCAAGATGCTCAACATGAACCGCAACGGCTGGACATGGTTCAAGAACCTGTGCATCCAGGGCGACTGGTTTATTGAAACGGTCATCAACCCAGAAAACCCCAAAGAAGGCATTTACCGGGCCGTACCGCTGCCGCCTGAGACGATGTACCGTATTGAAACGATCAAGGGCAAACTGATTGAATATCAGCAGAGCAAAGAAGGCCCGGACTATCAAGCCATCGTGCGTGGGCCGGTAACTGGCCAGAACGAGATGGAACTTAATCAGACGACGGCCATTCGGTTCGCCCCAAACCAAATCGTCCACTTCAGGATCGGCGATGATCGCAAGACGTTCTATCCATACGGTCAGAGCTTGATCGAACCTGCCCGTGGCCCGGCTCATAGCCTAAGACTGATGGAAGACGCTATGCTGGTCTATAGATTGACCAGAGCGCCAGAGCGTAGAGTGTTCTACATTGACGTTGGACAGTTGCCGCCGTTCAAGGCCGAAGCCTTTATCGACAGGTTGAAGGATCAATTCCGCAAGCGCAAGATCACGAGCAATCGTGGCACGCCTGGAGCCAACCAGATTGAAGAACGCTGGCAACCGCCCGCTCAGGATGAGGATTACTGGCTACCGATTAGGCCGAATAGCAATACTCGTATTGATACCTTGCCGGGTGCTGAGAACCTGGGCGAGATTGACGATGCCGTATATTTCAGAAATAAGCTGTTGACCAGCTTGAACTTCCCGAAGAATTACTTCAACAACGAAGACGCTGGTGCGACTCGCATCACATTGTCTGCTCAAGACGTTAAGTTCGCACGCATGATCGAGCGGTTGCAGAGTCACTTCGAGGATGGCATCTTGGAGATTGCCGAGAGGCACTTACAATTAAGAGGCTACCCGGAAGAGAGCTACCAGGATTTGAAGATCAAGATGACGGCTCCTTCCGATTGGCGGGAACTGTCTCGTGCAGAAGTGGTCACGGCCCGGTATGGAAATGCTGGTACGTTAAAGAGTGGTCAGCTTATGGCCGACTACGACATCATGACCAAGATTCTCCGGTACTCGGAAGACGAGGCCGACGAGATGCTGGCCCGCTTGAAGCTACAGAAGTTGGAAGACCTCAAGCTGCAAGTATTGGCTCAGAACCCGCAGCTATTGGGAATTGGCATTCCTGGGGCTGATCCGAATGCTGGCCAGGGCGAGCTTGGTGCAGAACCGGGTGGTCCGGGAACAATGCCATCGCCTGATCCGATGGCAGCAGCCGGTGGTGCTGGAGGCGCTCCTCCACCACCTACAGCCACGGCTTCGGGAGCGGACGATACGCCGCCAGCCGATCCGACAGGTGGTGGTCAACCGCCTGAAGGGGCAAATATCCCGGAGCCTGAAGGCGAGGACATCAAGAAGTACGACCTGGAAATCCAGGACTACGAGTCCGAGCAAGATCGTGAAGACATTGACTACAGCGTGGGCGACGAGGGCTAATGATAGGAATTTCTCAGTTTCCAGTATTGGCAATGAAGAACCGGCATTTGGTGGAGCAATCCACCAAAGCCGGTTGTTATTGCTGTCTGAAGATTTTCGATGTATCGGAAATCAAGGACTATACGGATGACGACAAAACTGTGATTTGCCCCTACTGCGAAGTAGATGCCGTAGTAGGCAATATGTGTGGGTTTACGCTTGATGAGGAAATCCTCAAGAAAGCGCATCTATTCTGGTTTGGAAAAAGTTAGTCAGCAGCGGCGTCTTCTTGGCGGTCGAAGAAATACTGCCGGATGTCTTCGTGCATCCCAGGTTTGTCGGAGGACCATTCATAGACGCCATCGACTAGCTTCACGTCCGCAGATGGGTCGTAGTCATAGTTTAAGATGATGTCATGACGGTCCATATACTTACGATTCTTTAGCGAGCCGTGCCACAGGTGGGCGATGTCCACCGGGATGTAGTCCAGGACTGGACTCTTGGCACGCAGCTTATCGCACCACTTCATCAGATCGACCTTCATGTAATCGTTGAATTTACTAGCGAATCCGTGAATATCCCACGAATCGAGATAGCAGTCTACGAAGAAGGTGTCGCCACTTCCGACGATGTTGCGGTCGTACAACCCATCCAAATCTTCAAATAATTCACGACGGCAGGCCCAGGCAAAACCAGGGACCGAAAACGGCAGATCACGACAACGACGGCGGTTCAGCCAGTTGCGGTGAATCTTCCACTGCCACGTTACACTTTGCAGGCTTGGGATTTTGCTCCCGTCGTAGTTCAACATGCCCAAGGGCATGTAATACACTTTTTTGAACAATTGAATCACATCGGCGGTCTTGAGTTTGTCGCAGGCTTGCTGCACCCAATCGTCCGAGTGAAAAATCACGTCACAGTCAATCCATGCGTAGTATTTGCATTCTGGTGGTAGTTTGGTGACGCCATAGTTTATTAGGCGTTCTTTTTGCCACATGATGCTATTGCTACGCAGGCGATGCACATCCGGGCCATCAGGAATGTAGAATGGTCCGCCGTTGAAAGCACATTCAACGGTGATTAGTCTAACGCTCTGCCGCTTCAGTTGATCGGCAAAGATGAAATAGTTGTTTAATAGGGAACTGAACCCCGCAGGATTGAAGAATACGGTAATGACACAGAGTTCGTCCATTTAAGCTCCTTCTTTTAGCACGGGACATACCCTATGTAGTCAGAAAGAACTGCAATTAAGTATTAGCCTATCGGGTTGTGGAAAGAATCCGCAGAATTGGCAGCAATCACGTCAACGCCTTGATCCTTCACGTCGTCAGTAGACACATCGGCCAATCCCTTGGAGACGATTCTCCTCTTATTTCTTTTGCTCCTGTCTGAAGAATTGAAGCTCTTGAAACTATCTAATCCGTGTTGCTGGAGTATTGTTTTGACCTCTGGCACGACCTCAGAGATGTCGTTTAGGAAGCTAGTTGCCGCCTTGCTATTTTTGGCCAGGACGATCTCGAAAGCCTGCATAGCGGCATCATGAGCCTTGTCGGAGTCTCCGCTCGAAGCAGTGTCGGCGGCGTCGTTCTCCTTGAGGCTTATGTACTGCTGAAATGTTTTCATTTTACTCCCGGTTTTTGGCTCTCTCTGCATACCTATATACTAGGCGGCGAGGGAAATTGCGAATTGCGGTGTAAAATTTGAATCGCACTTAATACATACCCTCATCACAGGCAGCAGTTGCGCATGAGGAATACAACAACAGCACAGGGAGTCATTTGATTATGAAAAGAACACTAATCAGCTTCGATGCTTTCAAGAAAATCGAAGAAGGATCGCTTACCAATGCCCAGGAAGAGTTGATGGGGGCAGAGGAAGTGCTTGCCAAGACCTTGGGCGTTGATGACCTGAAATTATTCACTTTCGGGGAATCCGACGTTACTTACCAAGCACCCGATGGCAGTTTCGTCCACGCTAACTACAAACTAGACAAAGACAACCTCATTCTTGAGAATCTTGAGCAGCTAGTCATCGAACAAGACAGCGAGAAGAAGAATGCCCGTCAGATTCTCGTCAATATGGTAGATTCACTACTCGAAAACAACGATACAAAGGCGAGCCAGCAGTTTGAAGCATATCTCTCTATGCCGTTCGTGCGTCGTGAACTACTTGTCAGCGAAGGATTTAAGGTAACTGTTTCTAAGCCGACCGGAGGCTCCTCGCCTCTCCGCAACAAGAAGCAGAGCCGTTCCTTGGTTGCCAAGAGAACCCGTTCCCGCAACAAGACTCTCTCTCGCTTCTCCAAGAGCCAGAAGGCACAGTTGAACCGCAAGCGCAAGATTGCAGGCAACAAGCTGGGCGGCTCGTCCAACCCACGTTGGCGTACATACGCTCGCAAGGTCAAGCCTAACACCATTAAGGAATGGGCAATGATGTGCGAGAACGTCATGGGTTATTTGGACTACAAGGAATTCGGCCCGGTCATGTCTGAGTCTTCGATCCAGACGGACGAGAAAGGCAACATCACTGGCATTGCTATGCCGACCATCCAGCGTCGTAACGAAGGCAAGATTTTGACCTTCAACTGGAAGACGATGGACCACGAACTCAAGGTATTGCGTGGCAAGGTCAAGAAGCTCGCTGAGGATCAGGTATTCGTTAAGGCGATGGCCGACCTCAAGCGTTACAACAATATTTCCGACAATTCTTCTCTCGAAGAGACGCTAGAGGCTATTGTCAGCCGTTGGCCGGACGTACTGTACGTCACGGAAGGCGAGTTGGCAGCACAGATTGCTACGGCTTTGGAGACGGCCAACGTCACCAACTATGACGACGCAACTTGTGCATTCATGGCTGAGGCCATTCTCCGCACGGCTCACCACGCCTTCACGGATCGGGTCCGCAAGATCGGCTCTTTGGCCGGTGCTTCGACCGACTTGACGGCTGAGTGCAAGACCTGTGAGGACGCCTACAAGGAATTCAAAACAGTGGCCGACAAATTCTACGAGAAACTTGATGAATCAGATCAATCCGATCTCAAGGTATTCGCAGATTTGTTCAAGGCCCTGCATGAAGTACACCGTGTTGCTGGTGAAACTGGCGACGAGGCAACAAAGGCAGAAGTCGAGAGCTACATGCAGGAGTGTGCAGCGGTTCTCAATCGTGAAACCGAAGTTGATCTCAACTTGGCCGAGACGATTGCTAACTACTTGCACGATCTAGTCGAAGCCAACGTGTCGGGCGCTGAAAGCACCTGGGACGTTTCCAATAGTGACGTTCACCACACTGTAAGTGGCGACCACCCACGCATGAATTGGGCCGCAAAGCAAGGTGATGCGGTTCCTTCCAAGTTCCCAGGCGATTGGGGTGATGAAGCCCCTGTGTCTGACGGCAAGTCTTACAAGAATGGCCTAGCAGACGAGATGAGAAATCGTTCTTGGGGCAATCATGGCGGCTCCGATAGCTGGCCTGATCTGAAGAACCCGTATGTGCCGAAGCCTTTCGGTGACTACAAGATGAAGGAAAAGTCCGCTGTGGATGACGGCCAGAGTGACTGGAGCCGTTTCCAGAGTGGTGACACATGGCCTGCATTGAAGAACCCGTATGTGCCTGACTCCCCGTGGGACAAGAGCAAATACAAGATGAAGTCCGACAACCTAGTTGTCGATAAGGGCGAAACCAAAGTCTAAGGAGTATGTCAATGAGTACAGAACAGATGCTATTCATTGACTGCTGTGAAAACGGCGGGTTCGTCTTAAACCTGAATGAATCGACCGACAAAGGGTTGACCAAGTTCAGAGGGAAGTTCCAAGAGGCCGAGGCAGTCAATAAGAACAAGCGAATTTACCCTTTTGCCGTTCTCGATGAGAACGTCAAGAAACTGATTCCCATCGTGGAAGCTCGTGGGCTGGTGGGAGAGTTGGATCACCCGACAGATAGCATCATCCACTTTGAGAAGTGTTCCCACGTCATCACTAAGCTATGGTGGGAGGGGAACAACCTCATGGGTGAGGGCGAGATTCTGAATACACCGCACGGGCGAATTCTGAAGAGTCTTCTCGCTGACGGGGTAAGAGTGGGTATTAGCAGCCGTGGTGTAGGAAACGGTCGCAGCGACGAGAATGGCATATTGGTTATTGGCGAAAGCTACAAGCTAATTACATTCGACGCTGTTGCTGATCCTAGCACGTTCAATGCCTTTCAGGAGAAAGTCGTTGGAAAGAAAGAAAGTTATGCACCGATCCCAAGTATTGACAAAAATGTAGCGAAAAATGAAGACAGCCGCATACATAAAGTAAATAAAGAAGCACTTATTGCTTGCTTGGGTGGAATCATTGAACAACAAACTAGCAATATCAAAGCGAGACTTGGATGAGCGACGTTTGTTTTGAATGCGGAAAAGAAGCCAAACACAAGCATCATGTGGTTCCCAAAGTGTTGGGTGGAACGAAGACTACCCCTCTATGTGAGGAATGTCACTCAAAAGTTCATGGTGCAAACCTTACTTTGGAGAACTTGCGAAAAATCGGAATCAAAAAAGCAATTGAACGATTTAAGCAAGAAGGCAAGAAGTGGGGCGGCGGTGGTTGGAACAAACTGGATTGTTCGACCTATGGAGAAATCAAAAACTTGCGAACGCAAGGGCTAAGTTTTAGAGCCATAGCGAATAAGTTTGAGGTAACTCCGCAAACCATACACAATGTAATGAAAAGAATCACAACAAACGGGAGTGAGGTTTGAACATGGACAAGATCACAGAAGCGCTAAAGAAGCTCCTACCTGAATCTGAGATTAACGAGGTCGCAGCCGCCGTAAAGGAAATGCTAGAGCAGGCTAAGGCCGGACTTGAGACTGAATACAATCAGAAACTCGAAGAAGCCTACGCCGAGCTTACTAGCGAACTTTCCACGGCAGAGAAGACCGCTGAGAAGGGTTATGAGGAAGCCTATGCAATTATTGGCGACCTGCGCAACCGTCTCGAACTCCAGGGCGAAGAGTACAAGTCCGCTCTTGAGGAAGGGTACGAAGAAGCGTACCAGATGCTCAAGACAGAGCGTGACAAGAACCAGCAGCTTGAAGTCGAGATGTACGAAGAGTACGACAAGAAGCTCGCTGAGATGAAGGAATACATTGTCGATAAGGTCGATCAATTCCTCCAGTTCAAGGGTCAGGAAATCTACGAGCAGGCCAAGAGGGACGTATTGAACGACCCACGCATGGCCGAGCATAAGGTCACGTTGGACAAGATCATTGATCTCACCAGCAACTACCTATCGGACGATGATTTCGCTGCCGTTTCCGCTACCAAGCTAGACGAAGTGAACAAGTCTGTCGAAGAGATGAAGGGCCAGCTTCGCATTATGGAAGCTCGCAACATCCGTCTCTCGACCGAAAACACCAAGCTAAACGAAGCCGTGCGTCAGGCGCAAGAACTCATTACTGAGAGCCGCAAGGTTGTCACTAAGGAGAAGAAGGCCGAAGTCGTCACGGAACAGAAAGAAAGAACTGAGAAAGTAACGAACGTAACGGGGAGAGGTAAGACATCCGATGATGGTGTTGTGATTTCGGAATACGCAGCACCCACAAACAATGACGTGGATCAACTGTTGGTCCTGTCGGGTTTGAAGAAATCCTAACAAGCTACTCCAATAGCAAACAACCAAACAGAAGGAAGTTCTCAATATGAACGCAAATTCTCGATTTTTGAACGAGGCTAAGGAGTTAGAAACTCGTTGGGGCAAGACTGGACTCCTCGAAGGTATCGAAGACCGTTATGTTCGTTCTGCCACAGCAGTTCTACTCGAAAACCAGAGACTCATGAACGAAGTCTCCACAGACACGGGCGACATCGCTCAGTTCAAGCGCATCAGCATCCCGCTGGTCCGTCGTATTTATCCGCAGTTGATCGCCAACAAGATTGTTAGCGTTCAGCCGTTGCTAGGCCCAACTGGTCTAGTGTACTACCTCCGTTTCCGTTACAGCAGCAACAAGGGCGCAATCCGTGGTGCAGCTAACAACGGCGGCTTCCCAGGCGACGACGCTAACACGTTGATGCAGGTAGCTGACGGTACTGCCAACCTGGACATCTTCTACACCCACCAGTTTGTTCAGAACGAGACTTCCTCGACTGACGCCGGTACGGACACGGCTGCGGTATTCACTCCTTTGGAGCATACCCCAATCCTGGCCGGTACGGTGACAGGCACGATCTACGACGGTTCCACGGCTGTTCAGACGTTCGTAGTGTCTTCGGGTGGTACGTTCACCTTCACTGACGTTGGCGCTCCTAGCGTTAAGGTCACGGCTGGTAGCCTCAACCTGAACACTGGCGAATTGGCCCTAACATGGAACTCGGCTCCTGGCGCTAACCACGCTGTTATCAGCTACGAGTATAACTTGGAGTGCCAGCAAGATTTGCCAGAAATCAACTTGGTTATTGAGTCGGAAGAAATTGCCGCCAAGACCAGGAAGCTCAAGGCTGTATGGTCCTATGAGGCCCAGCAAGACCTCCGCTCCCAGCACAACCTGGACGCTGAGGCCGAGTTGACAGCAGTATTGGCCCAGGAAATTAACCTGGAAATCGACCGTGAAGTGTTGACCGACCTGCGTAACAACGCCGGTACGGTAACAGCATGGGATTTCAATACGGCATTGGGAGAAACGATCAAAGAGAAGTACGAGTCCTTGTATGTCAAGGTCGTAGAAGTCTCCAACGTCGTTCACCGTAAGACGTTGCGTGGTGGAGCCAACTGGCTCGTAACTTCTCCTGAAGTTGCCTCCATCTTTGAAACCGCTACAGCAGGTTTCGCACCGGCTCCTAGCGAGACGTTCACAAGCTCCCTGGGCATTCAGTATGTAGGTACTGTCAATAACCGCTGGAGATTGTACAAAGACCCACTCTTCCCATCGAACCAGATTTTGATGGGCTACAAGGGCGACAGCTACATGGACAGTGGTTACTTCTACTGCCCATACGTCCCACTCACACAGACACCTGTTGTGTTGGACCCAGAGAGCTTCTGCCCTCGTAAGGGTATCCTCACCCGGTACGGCAAGAAGTTGCTGCGGGAGGGCGCAAAATTCTACGCAAGGATGTCGATTGCCAACTTCATTATCTAAACGATGACGAGTTGCCAATGGCAGCTTGAAAAAATCAGAACCCGACTGGAAACAGTCGGGTTCTTTTTGTATAATGAAATACCCATTCAAGCATACAAGGTGACATATGGCAAGCGGTGGACACAATAAATTTCAATACGAAGATGTGAAACAGGTTTTTGAGCAGAATGGATTCAAGTTATTGGCAACAAGTTATGTCTCCAACAACATCCCATTAAGAGCGATATGTTCTTGCGGCTCCGAGGTCGAGATTAGGCTCTCGCACGTCCAGAAAGGCAACAAGTGCCAGCAGTGTAAAGCCAAGGCCGCATCTGAACGCCTGCGGGCCTCGGAAACATCAATAGTCATACTATGCGACAAGCATGGATGTCAATTCATTCGAGCATGGATTTACTGCAAGAAAACTCGTATTGCCTACGTCTGCAAATGCGGCCAAAACTCCGAAGCCTATCTGACTAATTTCAAGAAATGCCCCAACTGCAAGAAGTGC